AAGCTCGAACCCGCGCTGGGCGATGCCGACATGCAGATACTCGCGCTCTTCGGTCTCTTCCGCCTTGCGGCCCTGCACGGTCAGCATGTTCTGCTGGGCCGTGATGTCGATATCCTCGGGCTTGAAGCCGGCAACGGCCAGCGTGATGCGATAGGCATCGTCGCCGCTACGCTCGATATTGAAGGGCGGGTAATTGTCGCCCTGGGCCGCCCGTGCGTTGTTTTCAAGCAGGTCGAACAGGCGGTCGAAGCCGACAGTGGTGCGGCGATAGGGGGTAAAATCGAAACGGTTCATCTTGCAAATCCTCCATCAGAAGCAATCTAGCGGCAGGTCGCTTGGCAAACCCCGCAAACGGGCATTCGCACTTCCTGCCAGACGAAGCGGGCATCCATCCGAAACCGGCATGGCTGCCCGCCGTTTATAGTTGGTAATCCGGCGAAGCTATTCAAGAGCTTTTGGCCGTCCTGCAACCGGCGAAATCGCCATCTGAAAAAGGAAATTCCATGAACGCAGAAGCTTCAACCCCGAAGGTCGAGATCTATACGCAGTTCGGCTGCCCCTATTGCCACCGCGCGGTGGCGCTGCTGAAGGACAAGGACGTCGATTTCACCGAATATGACGTGACGATGGACCGCGCCAAGCGCCAGGAAATGGGCGAGCGCGCGCCCGGTGCCCGAACCGTGCCGCAGATCTTCATCGACGATAAGTCGATCGGCGGCAGCGACGATCTTGCCGCGCTTGAGCGTGAGGGAAAGCTCGACGCGATGCTGGGCCGCTGACCCCGTGACGCGGATCGCGCTTTTCCAGGCCAATACCGGCATCGATCCGGCCGCGAATGCCGGTCGCCTTGTCGCGGCGATCGACGAAGCGGGCAGGGGCGGCGCGCAGATGCTGTTCACGCCCGAGATGTCGGGCATGCTCGACCGCAACCGCAAGCGCGCGGCCGAGCATGTATCGCCGGAAGGCGAGAGCGCGGTGCTGGCCGCCGTGGTCGATGCCGCAAGCGCCCGTGGCATATGGGTCGCGCTCGGCTCGCTCGCCATCCGGCGCGAGGATGGGGAAAGCCGCTGGGCCAACCGGTCGCTGCTGGTGTCTCCCGATGGCGCGGTCGTGGCCCGCTATGACAAGATCCACATGTTCGATGTCGATATCGACGACGGTGCCAGCGGCGAAAGCTGGCGGGAATCGAACGGCTTCGCGCCCGGCGACCGCGTGGTGACCGCCGACACGCCGATCGGCAGGTTGGGCCTGGCCGTCTGCTACGACATGCGGTTTCCGGCCCTCTGGGCGGCGCTGGGCGATGCGCGCTGCGATGCCATCGCCTGCCCCGCCGCCTTCACCCGCCCGACCGGTGCGGCGCACTGGCACGTCCTGCTGCGCGCCCGCGCGATCGAGGCCAGCGCCTATGTCATCGCCGCCGCGCAAGTGGGCGAGCACGAGGATGGCCGCAAGACCTATGGCCACTCGCTGGTCGTCGACCCTTGGGGCGAAGTGGTGCTGGACATGGGCGGCGATGCGCCGGGCGTCGGATTCGCCGAGATCGACGCCGGGCGGATCGAGCGCGTGCGCGCCCAGCTGCCCAGCCTTGCCAACCGCCGTGCAATCACTAAGTGACAAATGTCATGATTGTATTCGATCTCCACTGCCGCGAAGACGGCACCCGATTCGAAGGGTGGTTCCGTTCTTCGGAAGATTTTCAGGATCAGCGGCAGAACGGATTGCTGGTCTGCCCCAATTGCGGCGGCGATCAGGTCGAAAAGGCCGTGATGGCCCCCGCAGTGGGACGCAAGGGCAATCAGCAATTGGCAAGGCCTCTTCCCGAGCGCAGGCCAGTGGTCGATCCCGGCCAGGATGCCGCCGTGGCGACGATGGCGCCCTTGTCCGATGAAACGAAGAAGGCCTTGGTCGCCATGGCCGAAATCCAGCGCAAGGTTCTGGAGAAATCACGCTGGGTCGGCGGCAAGTTCGCGGACGAGGCGCGGTCGATGCACTACGGCGAAACCGAAGCGCAGCCGATCCACGGCGAAACGAGCATCGAGGAAGCCGAGCAGCTGATCGAGGAAGGCATCGAGATCGCGGCCCTGCCGTTTCCCGTGGCACCGCCCGACGCCGTCAACTGAACGGCTTGGCAGTCCGTTTTCGGCAATTGCCATTTGCGCCGCGCATCCTTAAACGAACCGGCGCGCGCCCGTAGCTCAGCAGGATAGAGCATCAGATTCCTAATCTGGGGGCCGCGTGTTCGAATCACGCCGGGCGCACCACGACTTCCTAGTCAAATCAGCACTTTAGGGATTGGCCGCTCACTCGGGGCGGCCAATCTCGTGTTGCGCGCTTGTTGCACCAAAGCCCTAGCTTTTCCGTCGTTTCCCCGCGAGTCACGGCGGCTCCATGCAACATGGATGCAACATGAAAACTCGCAACCGTTGTAGGTGAGGGTCGAGAATATATGCTGTTCTAAGCCGCGCCTCGACAGGCATCTTTAACCAGAATTTAAGGATGTTAACCCAGTGTCGGCCCATGCCTCGAAAATCGCACCGCCATGTAATCGCTAGGCTCTGGAGCGATGCTTCCGGCGCCACCTCCACCGAATACGCCATGCTTATCGCCATCATCGCGGCGGCGCTGCTAAGTGCGGCCTCGTACTTGGGCAAAAATCTTAACACGACATTCGACGCGACCGACGATGGTCTTGCTGTCGCGTTGGCCCCAGGTCATAGCGGCCATGGACCGTCGAGTGGCGGCAATACACAGCCTGGAATCCCGCAGGCAGGATCTAGCCCCAGCGACGGCGAAAGCCCATCAGGTACCGGTACGGCAGCTGGAGCGGGAAGCGCAACAGGCCCCATTGATTCAGACGAGCAGGCATCAGGAAGTGATACAGGCCAGCTTATTCGAACTGAACGGTAGCTTTAGGGCGCGCCAGCTTGATCAAAATTGCTCTACCGGCTGGATCACCGCCCGCCGCTTCCCGCAGGCGCTGCATTTCATCAGCGGCTCTACAGCTTCCACGCGTAGGGGCTTCCTACGGCGCTGCAACTCCATCGCCAGTTCGACCGCATTCCAATGCGTAGCGTTGCCGCAGGCCCCGCAGACCACCTTCGCGTCATATCCTCGCCGCGCAAAGTCGGTGATTGTATCTAGCTTGATTCGCCCCATGGCCTGTTAGAACAGGACGGGAACAGGTGGCGCAATCCACTAGATTGACTTAGCCACGGCGGCACGCGAGCATAACGTTATGTGCAATCTCTATCGCATGACGATGGCGACGTCAGAAGTCGCGCAGCTTTTCGGTGTTGAAGCACCGCAGGGCAGCAATGCGGGGGAAGAAGTCTATCCTGGATATCCCGGCCTGGTGTTCGATGGCGCGGCGCTTCGCAGCATGACATGGGGCTTTCCGCTCGCCCTGAAGTCTAAGAAAACCGGACAGCCTCTAAAACCCAAGCCTGTAAACAACACGAGATCCGACAAGCTGGACAGCTTCATGTGGCGATACAGCTTTGCCGAACGCCGTTGCCTAATTCCGCTGACAGCGTTTGCGGAAGCAGAGGGGCCGAAGGGCAGAAAGACGCGCACATGGTTCAGCTTGCCCGACCAGCCGATCTTCACCGCCGCCGGTATATGGCGCGACAGCGATGAGTGGGGGGCCGTCTACTCGATGGTGATGACCGATTCCTGCATAGCGGTCGAAGGCATCCATGATCGCTCGCCGGTCCTTATTCAGCCGCATGATCGGCAACAGTGGCAAGGCGGAAGCGCAGAGGAAGCGCGGGCGCTATGCAAGCCTTACAGCGGCCATATGGTCATTGATCGGACAGAGCAGCCCTGGGTTGTCCGGTAATCACCGCCTTTATGCGCGCCCTTCAACCGCTTGCTTTCAACTGCAGCATTAAGCGTCGATTGAACTTCGCTCCGCGCGCGGCGGACGGTATCTACCGACAAGCCGGTTTCTTCGGCTATCTGGCGGGGGATACCCTTCGTTTGAGGGGGCGGTTGTTTGTATCCGATTTCAGGTGCAGCACTTTACGTCACCTGAACTTCACGTCGCATTTCCAGCAACTCAGCATAGCGCCGGATATGTCCGTCGCGATCTCTATACGATTGTCTATCGCCGCCGGATTGCGCTAGGTTCGCACTCCAGAGTGGGAGACGCAGATGACCTATCGAGTCATTTTCTATCGCGACGGCAATCGCCTCGCAGATGCTGCCTGGACTGGCTCATTTGCGGAGGCACAGAACCTTGTACGCGAAAGTCTCGAAAGCCTCGCCTTCGACAAGGTTGAGGTGCTGAACGACCATGGCAAGGTCGTGCTGACACACTCGGAGCCTATTGGGGTGCTTTCCGGGCATTGATTCGCGCCTGCACCAGGGCCCAGAAGGCCGCTCCCTCGGGATCGCCCGCGATAGTCGCCTGTCGGTGTTCCTCTGCGACTAGGGACAGCGCAGCGGGGCCATGATCCCGCAGGATTGATGCCGCCAGTTCCGGGTAGCGTTCGAAGGGCGGCTCAGTCCTCCGCATCGTCCAGATCCGGCGTGTTGTAGCCTTCCTTGGCCAGCCGCTTGTCAATGTGCGCCTGTGCCGCCCGGATTGCCTCATCCCCTTTCAGATCGAGCGCAGGGCGCAGGAACGGATGCGGACGTGCGCCGGGATGCAGCACGGTCTTTCCAACCGGCTCCCCATTGATGACCAGCACGCCTTCCTTCGCCTTGCGGTTGATCCGACCGATGCTCATGCCCTGGCGTTGGCTGTCATCAACCGAGATGTAGTGTTCTGAGGTGCCAAATTCGAGCCAAGGTGCCATGAATGCGCCTTTCCCCGCCGTTTTGACCTTCGCCACTACGCGCCCGTCATCATGCGCTCGCGAACTGATCTTGATCGATTTGCGGACATCCTCGGATATGCAGTTTTCCTTGGCCTCATCCGCCACAACCTTTGCAGCCGCCCGCATCGCGCCGCGCAGGACATTCTCCTGCAGTTTGCCAGGCAGGTTCGCAAAGAAGGCGTTCATCTCCTGCTTGCCTTTGACGGACGCCATCAGTTCGCTCCCTTCCCGAAGAACTCGTCGTCGTCCTCGTCGTCCTCGTGCCAGCCGATGCGGCTTTCATCTGCCGGGGTCGCGCCCAGCTTGGAGAGAGTGGAACTGTAAACCTGCAGATGGTTCACGCCATCAATGCCGCCTTCAACCTTGGCGCGCAGGATCGACGCGAGATGCAGAATGGCGCGGTGCGATGCAGCCAGCCAGGGCAGTTCGGCCACGAAGCTGTGCCACGCCTCGCGCTCGTCATCCTTGAGTGCCTCTGGCGCGTCGCCAATGGGCGAGCGAGACGGACAGTTGCGGCCACCGTAGCGGCTGGGGTTCTTCAGGTCCGATCCCATAGTCTTGGCTTTCATGATGGGGCTGCGGGCGCTCATCGGGTGTCTCCGATCATAGAAATGGACTGTGGGCGTGAGAGTTTTGGGCGGGGGTCGGTGTTGGTTCTGGGGCATGCCAGACTTAATCGGTGCCCCCGGGGGTGGCAGGCGGTCGGCCCCCAAGACCGCCTGCCTCACGATCAAGCGCTGACCGCGATCTTCATCAGCTTGATTGCGTGCGGGTCCATCACACCGCCGCCCACGCGCTTGGTCACATAGAACAGGACGAAAGGCTTGGCGGTGTACGGATCGCGCAGGATGCGGGTGCCGATGCGGTCATTGATGACGTAGCCCGCTTTGAAGTTGCCAAAGGCAATCGGCACGTTGCCGCCGCCGATGTTCGGCATTGCCTCATCGATGGTAACGGGGTGACCGAGCAAGCGGGCAGGCTCATCGCTCTGCAGCCCTTCGCGCCAGACGTAATCGCCATCAGCGTTCTTGAACTTGGCAATGGTCGATGCGGTCAGCGAGTTCATCAGCCAGCGTGCGTTCTGGCGGTAGGGCGCTGACAGGGTGTACTTGAAGTTCAACAGACTGTCGGTGTCGGGGATCTCCGTTGCACTCTCGCTGTTGAACACCTCTAGGTTGCCGCCGGGGTGGTGACCATCGGATGCGCCGCCGGTGACGTAGGTGAGCAAGCCGCGCGGCTTGTTAATGCCGTCGCCGGAAATGAAGGCGATGTCTTCCTGCCGGGAGAATTCTTCCTGCACGCTATCGGCCAGCCACTGTTCGATGTTGATCGCGGCATCATCGATCAGCTTCTGCGTTGCCGCCGGCATCGCGTATATCTCGCCGGATTCGAACACGAGCTGCGATAGGCCTGCTGCACTGGTCTGCGGTCGGCCCACGGTCTCGCCAACCCAGCCGGATCCCCACTGGTTGTTGTTCCAGATCGTGCTGTACGCGCCGGTCTTGGTCGGCTGCACCATGCAGATAGAACGCATGGGCGTGCTCTCGGCCAGCCTCTGGTGTACGCGGCGATCCCATTCGACCGGAGCGAAGTAGCCGCCCTCGCTATCGGTGCCGACCGAGAGCGCTGCATTCACATCGCCGCGCCGGAAGTGGGCATTGAAGGCGTTGCTATATTCAGCATCATAGGGACCGAATGCATCGGACGAGCCGCCGCCAAGCCTGGATGAAGCCTGAGCGCTGAAAAGCTTATCTACCGATGCTTCGATCTGGTTCACTCGGCCATCGTATCGGTCGCGGAAGTCCTTTACCGCAGCCTCAATCTGGCCAAACATTTTGACGGTATCAGCGTTCGCCTGCGGCTTGCCGATCAGGGCGCGGGGCGGGGTAATCATGTTCATCAGGTCGATCCCGGTTGTTAGTTCCGGTATCTGCCTGCGCGCGACCGCTGGCCGAAAACATGGTTTCTGGCCAACTATCTGAGAAAGTCGCGATAGCGCCTTGCGAGCTGTATCGTGACTGTCTTTGCAATGTCTCGCGTCTCCGCTTGCCAGTCGCTCGCGCTCAGTTGATGGCAGCCGCGCGCCTCAAACCGCCGAAGCCTTGCCTTGCTGAACTTCTCATGCAAGCCGCCATCGGATGCGGTAGCGATGCTGTAAGCGGGATTTGGTTCAATGAGTAGTCTTGCTTCGAACAGGGCACGCTCCATGGGATCTGTGCGGGCCTCATCCTCCAGAAAGGCTTGCATGACAGCCTTAGCGATCTGCTCGGACTTGGCGCGGCTCGATCCGTCCAGGGTTTCACCCAGCGCTCTAACGGCGTCCCTTTCGCGCCTTGAAGCGCGCGGGCGTGCCATTGCGCCAATCGGACCGATTATGCTTCGTGGGAACGGTCGGGTCTGGGTGAAGCAGGACAACGTGGAAAAATCCAAGTGCCTTGACGATCTCCTTGGCTTTCGCCCGGGTGTAGTAGGGCACAAGTGCTTTCTCCAGGTCGTTCGGCATATAGGGCCGGGTAAGTTCATCAAGCAGCGCCAACGCCTGCTCGCGCACCTCAGCAGGCGCATGTTCGATCAGTTCAATTCTTCGCTGGCTTTCCATGTCACCTCCGGGGGCGGGTTGAATGTTGGGGGCCGGTCGCGCTCGTACCGATCAGGCAACACAGCGCGCATAAACGGCGACAAAAAAATGTTCCGGTCTCGCGTGTGCGCGTCCGCGAGCGGGCGAAAACCTGTGTTAGCGATAGTGCTGGATTTCCCGATCGGTACGCCTGCAAACGGCGCTGGGGTTTTGACCGCCCCCCACTCACTCGATTGGCCACCCGTCGGGACCGATGCGCGGGCGATGGCGCTTGCCTTGATCGGTAAGGGTTTTGCGGTCGCTGCACTCGCGGCATAGCGGCTGGTAATTCGCGAGTTCGGTCTTGCCGCCGCGCGATAGCGGTATGATGTGATCGGCTATCGCGGCGGCAGTTATGCGGCCCTTCCTCCAGCACTCTCGGCATAGCGGTTCCGCCGCCAGCAGGATCTTGCGCAGGCGCTTATGCTCGGCACCGTAGCCGCGCGCCGTGGCCGACTGCCGCCTGTGCTGCCATGGGGTTCGTTCGGTCATTGATTGCCGCTCCTGTTTTCAATCCGGCAGATTAAATCCGCGCGTGCGGACAGTGGCGGTGCAGCGGATGCCGATGCTGCCGGACATTGGCGGTCCCCCCTCATGCCTTGCGCTCCTGCCGCTGCCGCGCCCGACGCTTGGCCGCTCGCATTGCAGCGCCTTCCTTGCCAGTCTTGCTCAGCGAACAGGGTTGGCAAATCGCCTGCAGGTTTTCCGGCGTGGTCGGTCCGCCTTCGCAGATAGGCGTGCGGTGGTCAGCAATTCGGGCGGGTCGTTCGCCGCAGATGGCGCAGTCTGGATTGCCCGCCAGCAGCCGTTTGCGGATGCGTTTGAAGGCTGCGCTGCGATAATGGTGCGCGGTGTCAGGTCTGTGTTTGTGCCAGGGCATCAGACCACCTCCAGTTCATCGAAGCGGATGACTTTGGAGCATTCGATCTGAAGCGGGATGCGGTAGTGGTCGGGCAGGTTCTTACCGGACCGGAAGCGAGACAACGCGGGCTCAGGCACCTTTGCCGCCTCTGCCAGTTGCCGCGCTCCGCCGTAGCCCAGCCGCTTCAGTACCTCGGCCACCCACTGCCTTAACGTGACCGGTTCAACGCCCAAATCGGCCCGCGATGATTCAGCGGACAATTTCAGAGGTTCAGGAGAGACTTGCAGCCCATCTGAACTACCGGAGATATGGTTATATAGAGGGCTTGCTGTTTCCGCACCTAAGGGAAGTGCCTCAAACCCGCGACTTTCCGTTATCGTGCTTGCTGTTTCCGCAAGGCAGTCTTGCACCGTACTTGCTGTTACAGCACCGCCAGAGGGGTTCTTGCTTGCTGTTCTCGCACCGCCAAATTTCCGTTCTTGCATAGGTCGCCATTGCTCGTAGTCATGTGTGGCGGGCACAATCGCACGTGCTTTCCCTGTCGAAATGTACGTGATGCGGTAGGTCCGCGCTTTCGACATTGCCCGGTTTTCGTCGCTTGTCTGTTCGAGAAATCCCTTCTGGATCAGCTCCGCCACGGCCTTTGCATTCGCGCTGTGGTTCTGATTGCCGATGAACTTGCCGATGTCGTGGATGGCAAAGGCGATCTCGCCGTTATTGAATCCGTTGTTT